GACAATCTCACTCCATTCGCTCAGACTCTTGCGTAATTTATCGTTTAACATTACACTTATTCCATATTCGTGATTTAGCCAGCTGAGGAATTTGCCGTTCCGTTTGAAGCTGGCTTTTTCTTGCCTGTAATTCGTGAATTCAGACCCTTTAGCGTGTTGTTTTTACGCTTACCCACTTATTCAACCACTGAACCGCTACTTTTGCAAACCTGCTATTCTCGTTAACAAATCAACCACTCAGATTGATAAGGCTTTTTAAGCTTTAAGCTTAGTATTTTAAGCCTTTCGCTTAATATCCTGCCGAACCCCAATTCGCAATTTTACATAATGGCGATAATACGAATCAGCGTGCTTGTGCTAATAAGCGTCTAAGCTGGCGATCGGTAAGCAAATAAGCAATTTTTTGTAAGTCTTTCAGTTCCATGCTGTGCGCCCCTGTGCTACTGTGTATGCACTTAATATATAACTAGGTGTGCGCACATGTCAAACACAAATAATGAATCAGCAAAAAAGAATATCCGCTTTCCCCATTCACTCATAGAAGAGATTGAGCAAACAAAAGACGATCTAATTCCCTTCTCTGCTTGGGTTAAGGCTGCCTGTGAAGAGAAGCTGGCAAGGGAAAAAGCTAAAAATCCACAGCGATAAGCTCGCCTGATATTTCAAAGAATTTATCATCGCTGAACGGCTTAAGGGCTGTAAGCATTGCGCTGATACCGTCTATCTTATCTTTACTCGATTTCTTGCTAGGGCTCATCAAGTCGGTGCGCCCATACTCCACAACCAAATTACCAATCATCCATTCAGTGATTGGGTTCCCGTCATGAGTTATCTCACCCTTAAGAATGCGGCTTTGTAGGTCTTGAAGCATTGGGCTCATGGTTACAGCGCCCTGGCGAACCACTTCGAGAGTGAAGCCTTTTTCGTCTAAAGTTTTTACAAGCTGGCTCGCTGCATAAGGGTCATATCCAATGACTTTTATTCTGTTAGCCTGTTCCGTTATGTCTTTCTCTATCAGGCCGTAGTCGATCGCCACGGAGTCATGCGCATTAATAAAGCCTTGGTGATGCATACGGGTTAGAAAGTCGGCATTGTGGCCACTCTCCAGATTCTCTTTTATACAGTGATACTTAAAACTTACATGGATGCGCCCATCATCTCGCTCTGAGAGGAAACACAGTGCTGTGATGTCGCGGTTCTTGGATAAGTCCATTCCCACATAAATGCGCCCTTTATGCTGGTAACGGGAATCGGCTAGGTTTTTCCAGTGCTTAACAGATAGAAAGCCTGTCTCCTGTGCCGATACGAACAGGTTAAAGCGTTTTATTAACACTTCCCTTTTCTTGGATGGGATTAATTTTATTTCGTCGCATCTGTCTTGTAGCTCTTCCGCTCGAATGCTGGCGCCCATCATAGGGTTAGCCTTTACCCATGCTTCGGGGTCGTTTATCTCGCTTATGTCGTCTAGTTGGTACAGCATCGCCCACTGCTTTGGGGTTGATAGCTCACCCTCTAGTGCTTTTTTGGCAATGTTTACCATGTCTTCAAATGGTGAACCTGATTCACCTGCTGTTGATATGTAAACCGTTATAGGCTCAATACGGGCAGCCTGTGAGAGCTTAAGAACGTTTATAAGGTCGTAATTCTTATACTGTGCTGTTTCGTCCAGAATAAGCACACTTACAGATAAACCCTCCAAACTAGCAGGATTATTTGATACCGGTACCATGCTGCTGTTGTTGGTTGTAATCTTATGTGCCCACGTCTTCGCTTTTTTGCGTAAGGCTTTAGATGCGTTAACCATCTCTTTTGAGGCATCAAAGACTAAGCGCGCCTGTTTACTGGTTGTGCCTGCTGCAACTATGTCGTGTTGCTCTGCATTTAGTAGAAAGTAATTACTCAAAACAGAAGCCAGCATGGACTTAGCGTTTTTACGCGGTACAAATAATAGAAACTCTTGGAAAACTCTCCGCTTGGTGTCTTTTCGCTTCCAGCATAAAAAGTTGAGCAATGAGAATAATGCCCACGGGAGTATCTCTATAGGCTTCTTGTATAGCTCGCCCTTTACATGGCAACAATACCCGCTGAACTTATGGAAGCGCTGGGCTTCTTCTATATCGAAATAAAGCGCTGTATCGCTCTGTAACGCACGATAACGTGCTACTGCTAGCTTGATATACTTGTTTGCGACAATACGCCCTGACTCGATGTCTAGGGCGTATTTCTCAACGCTGCTGTAAGAAGTCAAGATCATCAGACTCGCTAGCCTCTGCCTTGTCGGCTTGAGAAAACAATTTAATGTTTTTGCACAGTTGAATGTTTGTGCTCTGTAAGCGTGCGACCATCGAGAGCAAAGGATGTGGAACAATACAGCTCGCAGAATTAAGCACGGTCATTCCGTCTTTCTTGATTGCTGCTCTCGCGTCAAAAATCAGATCAAGGTTTGAACAGTAATCAGCAAGCGCTTGCTGGTCTGCTGGCGAAAGCTCGATGGCGTTTTCTTTGCAGTGTTTAGCAATCTGATTCCAGCGGGCTGTCCCTTGCTTATCGAATAGAAACGGTTTCTTCATTGTCTTCATCGCATCATCTCCTTTGCTTGTTCAACCATTTGCTTGAACTCTTTAAGTGGTTCCAGGTTCCCTTTGAAGTACTCCCTATCAACTAAGATGGTTTTTTTCACATGGTGCCTGTGGCACAGCGGGCTAAGGGCTTCGAACGAATTTGGATCTGCGAAGGGATAGCCCCGCATCTCATCAGATAGCGGAAAAATATGGTCGGCTAGCTCTACCGGTGTGTTCACACCATCTTTGATTAAACAGACTGCACAAAGCGGATATTGGGCGCGAAAAGCTTTGCTCGTCTTGCGCCATTGGTGGTTGTACTGCTCTGCTTTGCGCTTTCTGTTTGATGCAAAAATCTTGTCTTCGCATTTCGGGCAGTACGAGTTCCTTTTTGCACCGCCCTTTATTACTTCTCCGCAGTGATTGCAGCGTTTACGAATCGGCATACTCAGACCCCTTAAACTCAAAGCCCTCAATCTCTGCTACTTGCTCTGGTGTGATTACCTGAGCGCTTAACAGCTTCTCGTAAACCTCTATACGGTCTTTAACACCTAAGCTCTGAAGCTCGTTTTGGTTAACCTCGATCTTTTCGCCTGCTAAGCGCTGTGATGGGGTCAAAAGCTTAATGTGTAGCTCGGCTGTCACCGCTTCGATATATGGGCGTAGCGTGTTATTGAAGAGCGATTTAGACGCTTCGCGTTGTGATGCGTAGCTTTGCGAGTTAGTGCCGGAGTGCGATACAAAAATTGGGTCCAAAGCAAATAGTCGACAAGCTTGCTCAACACTAAAGCGAGCTTGAGCGATGTAATCTGCGTCTACCGCGGATAGGGTTAAGGGTTGGTACTCGATTCCGCTCTCAAGAATAAGCGACTGGCCTTGCTTTGATTTAGCTAAACTGTCGCGGAATGTGTTTAAAGCATCTTTGTCTTTATAGGTGTTTGTGAAACGGAACAAGCCTGACGGACGTTTGATATTAGAAAATATCTCGGTGCTGTAATTCTCAACTTCCTTAATACCTTCCACCGCTTCACGACAAACAGTAATTGGGGAGCGACCCATCAAACCGCCCAGCGAGTTAATGCGGAAGTGAGCAATCTTATACAGCGGGAACGTTTTACCGCCCACGTTGTAGCTCTTGATGTATTGTTGATTGTTCTTATCGGTATGAATCGTTGGTGACGCGGTAACGTGTTGAATCGATTTCAACTTACCGGCTTGGCTCCAGTCGAGTAATAAATAAGCGTTGCCCGTATTGAGCAATGATAGATAAATCGATGTCCACAGGGCTGATCTATTAGCCTGTTCCGTGCCTGAGTTAATCACTGACTCAAGTTCTGGCGTTGCCTCGAATTGATAGTTTGCAAGCTGCTTAGATATAAAGCTTGTCACACTAAAAACATTAGCTGTTGATTCGGGTGCGGTAGAACCATATTTTTCTATATTGCTGATTGCTAGCGGTTGTACGCTTCGCTCTTCGTTTTTTCTGAATGGCCACATTTTACAAAACCTCTATTACGCTAGTTTGTTCATAGGCTGCGTTAACACAGATAGTGATTTCTGAAACCAAGATGCGCTCTAGATAGCGGATAGGCTCGCCTTCAGATATCTCCCAATCATCCTGAATACACGTAAACCCAAAGCTACATTTGCTGAGGTCCGCGCGTTGGATTAACTCGGCAATATCATTTCTGCTTTCTGGCAGAGTGGCGCTAAAGCGTAAGCCTTCGGGTGTTAGGTCTAGATTGAGCGTTCCGCTTGAAGTGCGAGCTAGTAGCTCTTTTTGATCGTGTTGGAAGAGCAATTGCACGTCATCGGCTAACTCGATTGAGTCGGGAAGTACTACTTCAAAGAACCCACCTAGGTTTCTAGATAAAGCGCCGTAGGGAATAGCTAAACCTTCTACATTCATTTTTCTGTTCTCCAGATAAAGGGCGGGCGCTATCTGGGGGGACAATCGCAAACAATCAGAAGAATTGAAGGATTGTTGCGATCACAGATAGCGCCCTGATTGTTAAGCTTCGGCTTTAACTAGTTTCGCTAGAGCGTTGTAGTTACGAACTGAGAAGCCCGAAAATACTTCACTCGGGAACTTAACGAAGCCCGGTTCCGTAATGGAATCGCGCTGAATCTCGACACCGCTTGTGTGCGTGATAGCTCGGATAGCTTCTGCGAAGTTAACAAACCAAAGCGATTGCGCGTGATTGTCCACCTCAACAGCATTACCAAACAGCTTCTTAGTGAAACCGTCTGCTGCTGTGCCTAGTAGTGGTTTACCATCAGCATCTTTAAGCTCCATCAGAATCTGAAGGTCTGTGTCGTTTACTACCCACACACATTGATCGCGGTACTCGGCAGGTACTGAGAAGTAAAGCGCTACTAGCTCGTCGTATGTGATAGCTGTCGCGCTTGCTGCTGTTACGGTTTGAACCTTGTCCGCTTCATTCGTTGTCGTTTCGGTGATTGCTTCAAGGCCTAGAGTTGAATGATTAAAGAAATCAGACGCTTCTTTCTCTGAGATTGTCGCCACGATGTCGGCAGTCAAAAACGACTCAACGTTAAATTGGTTCTGTTTGATTAGCTCGGTTGTTGCTTTCGGGGTCGCGTAAAGAGAGCGTAGCGCTGTTGTGCGTTCAACGTAGGTAAAACCGTCTGTCTCTGAGCGTGTACCGCCCTCTGTGCCTTCTTCAATGTTCGAGCGTTCAGCTTGAAGCAGCTCTTTGTACTCACCTGTAGGGATAGCCACAGGCTTTGCTAGCTTGCGGAATACTGACTTTTTCTCTAGTAGCTTAGCGATTTGGTGGTTTACCGTTTGCTCTTCTACGGCTGTTCCGCCAATCGTCATAGCTGCGCGTAGTTCCTGAGAGCCAGAAAGGGCCCAATCGCGGATATTGAACGCTGAGCTCGGCTGTTCTGAGCGATGCTCTTGGCCGTTCTCTTGCTGCTCTAATAGCTCTAGGGCTTCAAGGCGTGAACGTAGTTCCTTAGCCTCTTCCTGCTTAGCTTTGATTTGATCTGCTTTCAGCTCGCCAGACGTTAGGCCAGCGCGTAGCTCGGTGTTCATTTGTGCCAATTCTTGGCGTAGTTCAATAATGTTCATTTGCTTGGGAATCCTATTAATCGATTAAAAAATTAAGCTTGTTCAGTGTATGGGAACGATGTTTCGTAAGCGATTTAATGGGGTACTTGATAGCACTCAAAGCACCTATAAGTGAGGGATTTCAAGGTTGGCGCGTATATCCTGCGTATAAATTTACGGAACACGCGGGAAGTGGGCAAATCGTTAGCCAGATTGAGCGCGCACCTAAATCACTTAGTAATCAAGGGGTTAGAGCTTTGAAAGACTTGCAAACAGAAGAAGATAAGTATCGCGCTGAAATAAGACTCGAGCGAGCTATCGAACAGTGGAACCCATGTAGACCACGGGCATGGTTAGCTAAGCACGGGGAACTGAACACAGGCACGGGCTTGAAGCGCTCGGCTGAGTTTAGGGAAATAGCTCGAGAGTATGTGCGTATAAAACGAGAGGCTATCGAGTCAGTACAGGCAAGGCGTAAAGCGTGCGGGTGTGTGCGTTGGTTGGGTTTAGCGGGCTGAGGGTCTATCCATATTTGGATAGGGTTAATCAATGTCGATGAGGGCGCGTGTCGATGCTAACTGAAGAATGCCGCCTTCATCTCTTCCCATGCGCGCTCCTGTCTTGCTTCCTTACCATCGTTCCAGCGTTTAGCCACTTCCCTGTCGGTGTCCATGGTAGACACAGCCCAATAGCACTTGCGCGGCTTCTCGTAGTGTGTGAGCTCGTTCAACTCGAACCACTGGCTGCGGCTTACGGTTTCGGAAACAACTAGTCCTTGAGCCTCCATGTTTCTCAATGTTCTGGCTATGTTCTGTAGGTTGCCGCCTATCTTCTCCTGTACATCCTTAGCAGAAAACGGGGCTTGTCCTGTCTCGAGTGCCTCGTCATCATCTACAGCCCGTAAGGCTTCTAATATTCGTGTTTTGTTTTTAGTTAGTCGCATGTCAGCACCGGAGTTAGTAATCAATAAGGAAAGCCTACATGGTTCCACGGTAGTGGTCAATAAGAGCAAAAAGAGGAGGGCGCGTGTAAGTAACCATTAGCCTGTTCCCTGTTGTGCTGCGCTGCTCACTTTTTACTCATATGTTAATGAATTGTTAAGATTTAACATTTTCTTAAAAAATCCCAAATCTAAAAATCCCAAAAAGGGGGTGTATTGGAATTATGGGATTATTGGGATTATTGGGATTTTTGATATAATTAAGAGAAAACAAGAACTTAAGACACACACCGGAACAGGCTAAAAAACAACGATTTAAATAATCCCAAAAATCCCACTTTTTTGACCCCACCCCCCAAAATCTAAAAATACCGGTATTTTTGCCAAAAATCCCACTTTTTAGTGGTAAGAATTCCACCAAATCCCGCTAGACCACCGCAAAAGTAAAAAAAAACCCCACTCAAAAGAGCGGGGTTTGTTAATAAAATGTTAAAAGATTCAGTCACACATCACAGGGAACCGGCTAACAATGTCAGGGTCATTTTGTACCTGTTCCAATCCTTTTAATGGCACAACGTGTTTACTCGCTTTTTCGCCTGTCGCGCGTGTTATCCACCAGTCACCGCTATACAGATCAAAAGCATCTAAAAACTTGCGTCTAGATAATCCCTCTATTCGCTGTACCTCTTTCTGCAACTCACCTTTTAGTGGTTTATCCATACCGGATAACACTTCAAAGATAATAATCGCATCATCATATGCTTTGTCTTTCTTGTCTTTGAGTCGGTCGGCTCTTATCTGCTCTTCTTTCTTGCGTCTAGCAACGTCAGCGTCCACCAGCGCGACAGATTGCAGTAAAGCGCTATAGCCTTGCCCCTTTATATCTTCGTAGCTGTAGCTCGCGCTCATCTCGTTATCACCGCGTTTTTTGTTGTTCTCAAATAACACAGTTCTGCGAGTTCCGACTTCGGTCTTCTCTTCGTTAACTACATCTATCAAATAGCTCGCGTCTGTATCGTCCACCGCGTCACTGGTTCCGGCTGCTACCAGTTGCCCGTCTGAGTTTCTGTTTTTGTTTGTGTGCGCTAACAAAATCACCGCTCCACCAGCAACGGTAAATTCACGCAAACAAGTATTGAATTCAGATAAAACGGTTTTATCCATTTGATTGGCAAACTTTTTGTATGTATCGACAATTACAACTTTTCCGGCTGCCGTTTCGGTCTTAACCATACCGCTTAGCGCTTGGGTTAGCATTGAAGGCCTAAAGCCTTGTTCGCCTATGGTGATAGCCTTAATGCCATGGTTAGCCAGTTCTGCTGCCTTTCTCATAGCACCGGAACCGCCATCATCCGCGTTAATGTAATAAACATCCTCGCCCGCAACTCTTCCCGCTTCTACATCATCGATAATCAGCTTTAATGTAATTAGCGTTTTACCTGTATTGGGCTTTGCAAAGAACGTTGTCATTTGTTGGAGTGCGGCCATACCGCCCAAAATAAAAACGTCATCTTCCATTTGCTGCATTCGCTCCTCTATTCTCTCGGCTGATAAAACAAACCTATCCAGCGTGAATATTGGGGCTTCTTCTTTTGCTTTTTTCTCTTCAGATTTGTTGTAAACCTTCTGATTAAACGCGGTTATCTCCTTGCCCGCTGCTGTTTCCGTAATCGCTTTAAACGCTTTGGTGAAGTTGCCGCCATGCTCGCACACCATAAACAGATCAAACTTGTCATAGCTGTGCTCTTTACTTAAGCCTAGCTCGTTTTGTTCTGTTGTTGAGTGTGTGTAATAACGAATATCACC